TCATCGGTTTAGACAGTACTTATTTTATTATATATATAAATATAATTTAATTTATAAAATATTGTTTTCATCAAGCATCGTGCCATTATCTGCATCAGATTGTTTATCTTCATATAATAATTTTGTCGATGTTTTTTTATTAATTGTTTTCAAAATATCAGTTGATTCAGTTTTAGACCAGCTACCAGTTCTTCTAGTTGCATTTGGATTTGGCTGAAATGCGGTTTTTTGATTTTCCGGATCAAAGGATTGTTTAATTTGTTTAATTCCTAATGGATCCCAACCAAATGCATTTCGATGTTGCCCAGACTTAATTCCTTCAGGTGGCCGTCCTCCCTTATTATCAGAATCTGAACTCATATGAAGCGTTGCCATGTCGTGTGGAGTTCCATATGATATACCCGTTATAGTAGGATCATTTCCCTCTTGTTCAATTTGATTTTGTCGGAATCTCAATTTAAGATCTTCAATAACTTGGATTCTTTCAGATAACCACTGTTCCTCGGTCATATTAAATATGTATTCATATATATATTTATCAGATACGAGTTTGCTATCTTTCATTGTATTAGCTAACTGTATTTTCTCATTCATCAATGCAATCTTTTGTTGATCGTAAATTATCGATGGTGAGGTCAAAGAAAGGTCAAAACTAATTAAATCTTTTCCTTCAAATCCTTGTGCGTATAAATGTACAATTGCAATCTTAGTTAATTCAGAAACTACAATTTTTTGAATTCTTTCAATTGTTCTAGCAAAACGAATATCCATTGCAGCCAAGGTAGACTTTCCTTCAACCCCTTCATCATAACCTAAAAATGGCTTAGGTATTTTAAGAGCAGCCATCATTTTGTTTTTAACATACTCGATATCATCAATTCCAGTAAATGTCATTCCCGGCAATGTGTCAATCTGAGTAGAAGAATTTCCGCTGCGGACCGGCAAATAAAAATCTTCTAACATGTTATTCAAATTGAATTTAAGATTGTAATTACCTGTTTGTGGATCTACATGTGGAACTTTTTTCATTTTATTGATAACTTGCTCCATGAATGAATCTACCTCATTCGGAGGAATGTTCCCAATATCAATTTTAAATATTCGTTTTTCTGGAGCTCGCATTATACGATGAATAAGCATTGCATCTTCTAACAGTGTTAATTTCTGAAATTCATGGCGTGCTCCTTCTAACATCGATCGACCGTACGGTAAGAAATTTGAATCAGATAATAATCTAAAATGTGCTATTTCAAAAACATCGTACTTTTGTTGTGCAGATGAAATATGACGGAATGTAATATCATATTCGCCAGTCGACTCATCATATTCTTCCCATCTTTCAATTTCATAACTTGAAAATGGTCTAGCATTTAATATTCCAACCTCATCTGCAATATCTAATTTTAAAAAGAAATCGCCATACTTACACATATTACGAATCCAAGCCCATAAATTAAAATCAACATTTAAAACATCATAAAATAAATTTTGTAGAATTTTCTGTATTACAGCATCCTCAGTTTTAATTGTAATAACATCGCCAAATTGATTATTTAAAGTCGATTCATCAGCATAGATATCTAACGCAGAATGTAATATCGGATCTTTATCCATCATTTCATAATCAGTATATAACTGCATACGATTCTGATGCATATAATAATTAGAATCATACCCACCCATTCCACCTACCCGGTGCTTATTACTACCATGCAATCTGGTATATCGATCTGCCACTTTACTTTGTGTCAAATTGCCTACACTCTGAAGCCGATTCGTATCAACTACTCGTAATTTGTCTTTACCATATGCCCTAACAATGACATTGGTACTAAATAAATTTGTTAATCGTTTTCTTAATGAAGCCATACGCGTATGTTATATTATAATTTTATACATAAATAAATATAACTTTATAAATATCTATGCGGTTAAATTAACCAGGTAAGATCCTCTTGGCCGTTGCCTGGATTCCAATTCCATCCGGCGTCATGTTTTCTTTGGTTATTCGTATATATAACTGAATCTGTTTTCTTAAACTGCGATAATGCTCGTTTATTTAATTCAATTCCTTGTTGACGAAGTTTGAGCGAGGTATCTCGGAGCCACAATCCAATACAAAATGCCATGGTAAGGTCATCATTGTATCCAGTTTGTGCCTGAGCTTTACCATTTAACCAAATAAATACATATAATTCTTGTATAAGGCGTTTACTTCGTATAATAGGAGTTCCTTCTCGCATATACATTTCTAATGCAGAAATCATTAGTGGTCTAGTTCTAGATGTAGTAGAAACACCCGGTACCATTTGTGACTTATCTTTAGTATCGTACCCTTTTCTTAATTGTATTTCTAAATCTACATATCCATCGTCTTTATATGTATAGAATAAATTTTCATACCCTTTATCTAACAATGGTTGTATTGCAGCCCATCCAATATTTGCATTTTCGATTGCTAGCAAGGCAGTATTCCATTCAGTAGCTACACTATATAGCATGTTACCAAAATCATTGGGAGGCAATTTACCTTTATATTCTGCTACTTGTTTTATATCTTGAATATCAATTACATGAAAAGATGAATAATCGGCGCCATCGCCTCGAGCGACATCCGCTACTACTAGATAATTTTTGGAGTAGTCTGGATATTCCCAAATCCAATAACCTTGATCAAATCCTCGTTTTTCAATTGGATCTGCACAATTTTCCTCATACCGTTGAAGTATCGGGCCATCAATTACTGTGTGCCCTGAGCTAATAAAATCACAATCACATTCTTGGGCAGCTCCCTTTTCTCCTAATAATTGTGTTTGTTCATCTCGCCACTTTTGACCGCGTTCTGGGTGAACTGTCCAATGCAATTTTATATTATGCCATTGCGTATTTGGGTTAGTTTCACTGTCGACCCATGTTTGATGAAACCAGTTACCAATACCGTTTGGAGTAGATAATACAATTGCACCACCACCGGTTGATAACGTTGCCTGCGACGCGATCCAAATTTCTTCAATATTTCTAATAAATGCAGCTTCATCCACAATCAATAATGATAGTGCCTCCGAACGAGCTCCAGTATTTGAAGATGATATTGCTTTTATTTGAGAACCATTTTTAAATTTTAATGAAAGTTTATTATCTGCATCAATCGTTCCTTTTAACCAAGACGGTAAATTGTCATGCATTATCCGAACTTTAGTTACTAGGTTTTTTGCTACTTCTTGGGTAGTAGCAATTACTAATACATTGAATGAATCAGTAAACAACATGCTCCATAATGCATAACCAGCCGATAAAGTAGAAATACCTAATTGTCTAGATTTTAGTATTACATTATATCGGTTATCTTTTAACTCAGTTAATGAATGTTCCTGGAAGTCGTATAAATTAAATTTAATTTTTCCTCGTTTAGGATGTTGAATATAACAATAATTCCGCATAAAGAATACCGGATCCTGCGAGCAGCGAATCCATTGATCGCGAATTATTGTTTTTAAATTTTTGTTTTCCATGCTATAACTTAATTAATTAATAACACGACTAATCTGCCGGTTAGTATTGTAGTACCAATGCCACCAATAAACCATATTGCAGGATGTTCATACCATTTCGATGAAATTATTTGTTCTCGCTGTATATATAAATCAATGTTATCATTTAATAATTCAATTTGCATATTTTGTAGTTGCAATTCTACTGAATCTAATAGTATTATACGTTCTAAATATAGAATTAGTGAATCTTGTTCTTCAATGATTTTATCGTTAATATCGGAAATATAAAATAACGAATCCAATGTTTCAGAAATATCATGTATTTCTTGTGGTGTAAAACATGTGTCTGGAATTTGACTATATCCAAATAAAGGAAATAATAATATTAATATATATATTTTCATTTTTTTTTAGTTTTAGATATAATATTTTGTTTTGCTTGGCTAGTAGTTTCTCGCACTGTCGGAGTAATTGTTTTTTTCTCTGTTTTAAGATTATTAACTTTCTCTTTTGTATCTGCAACTTTCTCAGTTACCGCTATTTTTTCTTTTCGAACTAAATCCGTTTCGTGTTTAACAGCTTCGATTTTTTTATTATTATTTTTTATTTGGGTATCTAGTTTTTCTATTTTTTTATTTTTATTTTTAGATACTATAAAGATAGCAATTAATGCTGCAAATATTGTTCCTAACGCGTATAATATATTTTTAATTGTTTTCATCTTGTTCGCCTATATTTGTATTAAAATTATTATTTAATTTTTTAAAAAAATCGTCTTTAAAAGAATCAAAACTTTTTTGTATCGTTTCTTCAAATTCTACTGGTGTCATTTTTGCAGATATGTTTTCTGTTAACCCATCGCTATTTGTTACAATCTTAGCTGCTTCAGTATATGCCTTTTTTAATACTTCTACTTCTTGCTCTGCCTGTGATATCCATGCTATTGCATTATTTTTAACTTTCTTTCGAGCATATTCGTCAAATTCGCCTGATATTTTTAACTCATGTTCATGAACAATAGTGCAGTCATAACACATACCATTAACTTTACGCATTTTTTCATCTAGATGTGATGGTTTAACACATGTACATGATTCTTTTTGACAATTAGGAAATGTTCTAAGATATTCCCTTACTTGTTGAAGTGCATCAGAATTTTTTGATTTTCGTATACGAAATCCATCCTTTTGTTCTATAATAGTAACAACCCCGGTTATCGTATCTACTTCTTCCCAAATATCACCAACGTTATGAGTTTCTGATTTTTTAGCTGCAGATTTTGCATCAGAAAATCCAATAGTCTTTTTTGTCTGAAACTTATGTGTGCCGTCAATCATTTGTTGTACGGCTTTAATGTTTTGTAACTTGTTCTTTTTTGACATTTTTATATAACTTATTTTTAGTTTAGTATACGATATTGGTTATGCTAGGCGAGTCAGCGGGTTATGCATGTTTAGACGATTGTTCTTTAATTTGATTGCTACCCATTTTATTTTTAGCAACAACAGCGTAATTTTGTAACATTTTATATATAGACATTTTTTTATCTGCATCAGCATCACGTAATGCCGATTCCAATGTTTTTATTACAGCCGTAATCATATCAATACCAGGTCCTTTTTGTTTTAAATATTTAATAAACAATGTTTCTGGGGTAACTGGCTCTACTGGGTCTTTATCAATTTCTGGCGTTTCTATGTCGACACCGGCTTCGTCTGCAGGAACAGCTGGTGCTGCCGGAGCTGGTGTTGGTTCCGCGGTGTTAGCCAATGCTTTTTGATCTGCTGCTTGTTCTCGAATCATTAACGCAATTTTTCTTCTGATATATTCTCGAACCAATCGCTCTTTATTTTCTTCTGATAGCCGACTTAATTTTTCTTGTAAATCAGTGCCAACGACTACACCATGGTCGATATTTTTTAATTTTTCTAAATATTCTTCAGTATCTTGTTTTTGATTTTTATCAAAATACTTTGCAGCATATTTAGGATCATAATCACCGGCTTCTAAGTTTTTATATGTCCTGTCTTTATCAGTCATATTAGGTACCATGTTTTCAACGTCATCGATTATTTTTTTATCATCTTTTCTTGATACCATTGTTTGTTTTTTACCAGTCGAGTTTGGTACCATGGTACCATTTTTATCTTCCTCAACATAATCTTTAATATCTTTACGTGGTTTTGGTTTAGTTGATTTTTCTAAATCTTTTGGATTTTTGTATTTAGATTTGTGTGTTGTTGACATTTTGTTTTCCATTTTATTTAATATAAATATTGATATCTATATTTTAATACAGTTTTTTATAATTATCGTTGATATCTTACCATTCCCAATATCTGATTAATCGGGGCAAATGATCCGGTTAATTTATATGTATTACCTTTGTATACAAATACAATTCCTTCCAGAGGTACAATTGTGCCAAATCCACCAAGTTGTTGTATACGACCTAATTGTCTTTCTAATGCACTTAATTGCGATGCGTCATCAGTTTGTTTAAGAATACGAATTGTATTGGCTAACTCTTTTCGAATATCCTGAACTGTGTTATTAGGATTAAGTGCTAAAAACTCAGATGCATTTTTTAAAACAGTTGCACCTAATTTTAAGAATATAGTTTCAAATGGCTGTATATTTTGTTTTTGATATTGTTTAAAATCTTTTTTATCAAATTCAGTTACCCAGTTTGCAAATTCCGTATTATCTATATCTTTAACAAGATTATTTATTCTTGTAGATTTATTTTCAAATGCCCATCGGTTTACTAATGTGTTTAATACTAAATCTGGAATACTATAATTTAATTGATCTGCTTTTGTTTTAATAACATCTGCCCACCATGCTTTATGATATTCAGAAACCAAATCAGTTTCTTTTAATCCGTATTTGTTTTTCAACTGATCTACTTCTTTATATAAAGCATCTTGATAATCTTCAAAATCATCAATACGCCCGATCTTTAATTTTTGCGGAGGTATAATCTTAAATGTATTTTGTAGATGAGCATTTGCATCTTGAATTGCCCGTTGTAGTGTAGCACCGCCTGGCATATCTGTCATTACAATATCGCCGTTGTCATCAAACTCAGTTAAATTATGAAACTGCAGATACGCATCTTCATATGCAATTATATTTTTTGTTTGCGGATATATAATTTCCATGTTTGCAAATACACGACCATTTTTAAATATATCATCTAATCGCTCCGAGTTTAATTTTGATAACGCCGCATTTAAATCATTTCCAGCTTCTCCAAATGCATCTGATAATGCTCCCCGGCCGCCGAATTTTTCCTGAAGTTCAGTGACAGATAATGGATTGATTCGTTCTCCCTTATTTCTTGCAAACCCTACTTGTCCATCTTTATATGTAACAAATATATTTTGACCATCCGTTTTCTCAGTAACTGCTTGTTCAATATCTAGGCGACCACTTAATGATCTAGCAATTATTTCTTTCATGTCATTGAAAGTTAAACCATGTGTATCATACGGATGATTCATATGCCCGCCTAACCCGCCTTCGGTAAGAAGAGATGAATTTGATTTTTTTGATTCAATCGTATAAATTTTATCTTCGGGGTTATTTGATTGCCATCGTTTGCGCTGTGCTTTAATTGTTCTTGGTATCAATTGAATTTGTCCTAATGTTGGATTAAATTCTAACTGAAATGGCATATGTAGTGGAACATCGAATTGATAATCTGAGGCAACTGCATAAGGACGTTTTTCTCGTAATTGGTTTGCAATATCTTCCCCATACTCGTCTGCCAAATCGCGAAATAAGTTTTCTAAATCATCTAATGTAATAGTTCCTTCATTCCTAGGATCATTTAATCTTTCAATAAAATGGGTAAATTTACCTTGAAAGTCGACGTCAATATCATATCGTTTAAAAAATCCATCAATGACCGGTTCGATTTGAGCTAACTCTGATCTAGTAATATAATTTTCGTTGAGTTTAGATTCTGTTAATTTAACTCCATATGTAGTTTTTTCATAGTCATCAAAATCATATACAAACTCTTTTCCAGGATTATCTTCAAGAAACTTTTTTAATTTGGCAATTTTCTTTTGATGTTTGTCAGCTATTTTAGTATTCATATACCCTTCGAATACATTATTAACATCTTCTTGTAATTTAGATAACCACCATTCTTTTGTTAGTGTTTGTTCTTGTGTTCCATTTAATATCTGGAATACGTTTTTCACAATTGCATCTGAATACTGCGGATAACTTTGTTTGAAGTTAGTATAATTAGATAAATCGGCTCGTGTACGAGATGCAGATATTGCTTCTCCATTTGCAGTTGTTAATGGATCTATATCTACCATTAATTCAGTAGCATCGATTCCAGCTGGCATTGTTCTTCCATTCCTGTCGCCAACTGTTTTATATTTATCTACATTTGGTACAAAATCTTTAACACGAACATAATCCAAATCTTTATTAGATGCCGCCAATGCATATGTTCCAGTTTCCGTTTCTGGTAAAGCAAATAAAAACTCATATGCAGCCGTAACTGGAGAATTAAATTCAGTTGGTTGAAATTCAATTTTAGAATCAGAATTTAACAATTCGAATATTTGTCGACTATTATCTCTAGTTATACCGTCCCGGGGATTCGGTCCACATAACATAATTACGCGTTTTACTTGTGGATTACTAGCATATCGCTGTGCTAATTGCATATGAGCGCCAGTGATTGGTTTAAATCCACCAGGAAAAAGTACTGTTACATTATTCATTAATTATCCATTTATTAATAAATATTGTATATAATAATTACGATGTAGTTAATTATGGTATTTCGATGCCGACCGGGGCAGCCGGGGCTGATGTAGATGATCCAACGACGCGAGATGTACGAAACACAAAGTTTTTTA